GGCCGAGGAGTTCCAGCTGCTCATTGATTGTTTCAAAGAGCACCCCGAATCATTTTGGCAGAAGAATAAGCAGCCAGCTGCCCCTTGGGACGAGCAACTGTTCCTCCGCTGCCTTGAGGATTACCACTTGGTGCCACAAGCGGATCCCAACACAGCCAGCCACGTACAGCGCATGATGAAGATCAGTGCATTGACCCAGTTGGCACAGCAGGCACCGCAGTTCATCAACATGGTTGAGGTGATCAAGGCATCACTGCATGCGATGGGCTGGGATAACTATCAGCGGTTCATGACACCGCCCGGACCTCCGCCGCCCGATCCGAAGGAAGAGCTGATGAGGGCGCAGGCACAGGCCGCACTGATGACGGCTAAGGCTAAGGCTGCAGCGACAGCACATAAAATGGCTGGACCGCCCGACACGCATACATCCGCTGCAGAGATGATTGACGCTCAGTCCCGCATGATGGATGCGCAGACAAAGCATAAGGAAGTGCAGATCAAGGCCGCTGCGGAGCAACTGGAGGCACAGAACCGTGCCAAGGACCGTGAGAGCCGTGAGATGCTGGCAGCTGCGCAGTTGGCTAAGGAGATAGCCCAGCACCCCGATACAATGGCTCTGGTGCAGCGCTTTGTGTCACCAGAGATGCTCCACAAGTTACAGACACCGGGATAAGCCATGGCTGACGATACAGTAGACTTAGCAAAGCAGATATTGTCTGAAAAACCTGCACAGCGGCCCAAGTTTTCTATTGCGGGCAAAGGGTTTACCCCATCTCAAGATCAAGCTGGGTATCAGTTTCAGAAACTTGCGCCCGGGCAAGTCAACACAATGTCGTTAGCGACAATATTTGACAAAGCTATTAATAGGCATTTATCGCTGTCTCCAGCTGACCGTGTTGTTAATTCTCGTAATGCTGTCAAAGCATTAGAGCCACATTTAGGCGTGAGAAAAGATGGCAAACCGATAGCATTGTTAAGCCAGAATGCTAAGTTGCTCAAAGCCACCACTGGTACGGATGAAAGAGAGCCCATCAAAATTCCAGATGGGCGTGGGGTAGAAACCATTGGGTTGTCTCTATTTCCAGATTACAAAGAGGGTGATTTTAAAGTTTGCCCTAACTCAGCGTCTTGCCGTGATGTTTGCTTGGGTAAAAATGCTGGCCAATACTCAGAAGCGTTTACGCAAGCGCAAAATAAAGTTGGCAAACTAAGTATTCGAGATCGGGCAATGAATAGAACCAAAGCTATGATGCGCGAGCCAGAAGCATTTGCTGTAAGATTGTATGATGATATTATGTCCGCCAAGATGGAAGCAGAACGGAATGGCAACCATTTGGGTGTTAGATTGAACACTTTGTCCGATCTAAACCCGCGCATACATGATGCAATTATCAAGAACCATCCCGATGTTTCATTCTATGACTACACAAAGATGGCGTGGAAACCTATATCGGATAACCACCATTACACCTATTCATCAACTGGTGCTTCCCAAGAGGGCGTAGATAACCCACATACCAACTGGAAAAAAATGCGCCGCCATCTGGATAGTGGTAGAAATGTTGCTATGGTGTTTACAAACAAAGAAAAAGCGTTGCCAGAATATGTGCATGACAAAGAAACAGATAAAAAATACAAAGTCATAGACGGCAGATGGCATGATTTTAGACCGCTTGATGAATTGGAACGCGAAGAAGGAACAGACGGCAATATTGTTGGTTTGAGCAATCTCAAATCAACTGGCGTAAGAGATGATGCACATAAAGATTCTAAAGGGTTCTTTGTAAGATATGACCCTAAAACTATGGGCAACACTGCGCCAATCATACAACAAAAGCAGCAGATGACTGACATGGATAACGACAGCAAAGTGGAACCACAACAATGACCTTATCTCGCCCGAAACTTCCCGGTGACATCTATCATCAGCAGTTCCACAATTTGGAGCACCATGACCTTAGTGAACATACACGGCCTATGTGGTACGAAATGCCAGAAGCGGCACAAGCTTTTGCGCCCAAATATAATCGTGGTGGATCTGTTATTAGCCAGTTGAAAAACCATAACAAACGGCATGAAACGTCAGTAATCCCCGGGGTGCACATTCTCGGGCATTTGCCAATCTTTCATGGGAAGTTGTGATGAGTGAATGGCAAAACATCAAGATCGGAAAGTCTACTGGTGTTATTAAGGACAACCCAGACCACATTGATATAGCATCTATCAGAACTCCATCCGCACATCGTGGACAAGGTGGGGCGCATGCGGTCATGAAACATATTGTTGACTATGCTGATTCTATAAACAAACCGGCGCGTTTAGTTGCATCCCCTTTAGATAAAAAAACAAGAACTGATAAGCTTGTTTCATTTTATCAAAAATACGGGTTTGAACCAACGGGAGAAAAAGCAAACCAAGTTGGCGATCCTTGGATGGAAAGACCCGCACAAGTTATTAAAAAAGCAGACGGCGGTTCTGTAGATCAACAAAACCTCACAGCTTACCATGGTTCGCCGCACGACTTTGACCAATTTAAAACAAGTCAAATAGGTACGGGCGAGGGTGCACAATCTTTTGGCCATGGGCTGTATTTTGCTCAAAACGAAGGTGTTGCTAAAAACTACAGAGATAAGTTAGCTGGTCAAGACACGTATATGATTGACCATATCTTGGAGCATGCGCCCGAATTAAAAAATGCAGACAGAGACACCCAAATGGATCTGCACAAGTGGGCAATGAATGAAAAGCATGACCCATATAGTGCGGCAAAGTGGGCGCAAGCTGGCAATTCAAGGCTGCGCGAGTTTGACCAAAACCGCATTGCTAACGTACTGGCATCATACAGAAATGCATCTCGCGGCCACATGTATGAGGTTGGCATCAAGGCGCATCCGCATGATTTCTTGGATTGGGATGAATATAAATTTAATCAGCCTAACAAAGTTACGCAAGTTGTAAGTAAGTTGATTGAAGACAAGATAAACAAAGAAAATCCATCAGATGAGAAAAAGTATCAATATGTCTCGCCAGTTTTAACAGGCCGCCAGCTTTATTCTTTGATCCATGAAGACCCCAAAGAAGCATCTAAGTTGCTGCATGCACACGGTATTAAGGGCATCAAGTACTTGGATGAGCGGTCTCGGTTTAGCGATGACGATGATGATAAAACATACAATTACGTTGTCTTTAATGACAAAGACGTACACGTAAGGCGCAAATATGCCCACGGCGGCAATGTAGAGCGCAAACATTACGAAGAAGGTGGCGGCACAGACGGCGGCGGTGGCGGAGATGCTGCTGGCGGGCCGGGCACTAATGGCGCTATGGGCAATGGGGATGGTCCTCAAGGTGGCGAAGGTGGCCACGATGGAGGTGGTGGTGGCGGTGGCGATAGTGGATATGGTGCCGCTCCAGAGGTTGTTGCTCAACAGCCAGAAGAGAAAAAGCCAGACCCGATTGCGCCCAAACCGCTGACACCCGAGAATATGGGGCTCAATTTGGGGTATAGTGGCGATCTTAAACCCACAATTGTTGGTGCAATGCCGACACCGTATGCCGATGGTGGGATAGTTGACGCGGCACTGCGCAAAGTAAATTCTAAGTATTCACCAGAGGGATTACCATTGTCTGCTATGGAAATATTGAGTAAGATAGCAAGAACGGGTTAATCCTCACACACCAAGGGCACATTATGGCTTACGATTACCACAAGGAAGCTAAAGCTTCCCGCGCAAAGAAGTTGAAGTCTTACAAATCAACTGACCCGCATACCAAGGTTGATTCGTCCGATTGGACCCCTGCAGAGCCCTTGAATGCCGATGTTAAGACCGGCATGCGCCCAGTCAGCAAGCGAGCCTATAAGCGCGGTGGCAAGGTTGCCCATAAGATTGAAGGCGCACATAGCAAAATGCGCCATGACCGCAAGGCCCGTAAGAGCGGCGGTAAAACTGGTGAAATGCCATTGGTTGACCGTTTTGTTAACCGCGACATGCACAAAGCCAACGATTATCGTTCTGGCGAAAAACATGTAGGCGGCATGAAAACTGGCGGTCGCGCCAAGAAAGCCATCGGTGGCGCTGATATGGGCATGATGAGCCCAGTGAGCCCCGTAGCACAAGCTAGCCAGCGCATTGCCAATATGGCATCATCTGCGCCCACAACTGGCATGAATACCGGCATTCCTACCCGTGCAATGCGTGTTAGCCCAATGCTTTCTGGCCACATGAACAAGGGCGGCAAGGTTAAGCATCCCGATGAGGCAGAAGACAAGAAGCTGATCAAGAAGATGGTCAAGACCTCTGCCATGAAGCGCGAGGAACACTGCTGGGGCGGTAAAGCCGAAGGCAAAAAGAAACAAGGTGGTGGCGTATTCTCTGGCAATAGCAAAGAGAAAATCCCCGGCGCAACTGGTGGCCGCAAAGCCAAGATGGGCGGCGGTGGTTTTCGTCCTAGCGAGTTGACGCAGTATGAGATGGCTCGTCGCCCAGCTGTGCAAGCCGCTGACGACTATTTGATGGACAGCGCCAACAATGAAGACAAGCTGCGTGACGCTACCCGCAACTTTGAACGTGTAGCCGGTGAGACTGGCTATTCCAACCGCAAGCACGGTGGCCGTTCCAAGCATGCGGCCGGTGGTGCAGCTAAGGGCAAGGGCAAGACTGACATTAAGATCATTGTCGCGCCTCACTCTGGCCAGCCAATGGCTCAACAGCAGCCAGCTGGTGGCATGATGCCTCCGCAGCCAGTTCCGATGCCTGCACGTCCTCCAATGGGCAATATGCCAGTTGGTGGTGCACCGATGGGCATGGACCCGAACCTTGCATTGCTGGCAGCTCGTGGTGGCGCTGGTCCGCAGCCTCAGCCGCAAATGCCCATGGGTCGGAAAACTGGCGGTCGTGTGGCTCGTACCGAGCATGTAATTGATCATGCAGCTGGTGGTGGTCTCGGTCGTCTTGAGAAGATCAAAGCTTACGGCCACAAAGGCAAGTAATAGCTTCTAGCCCGTGTAAAACTGATTGTGGGGGTGTGACTTTAACCAGTCATGCCCCCATTTTACTTGCGCCAATACTTGGAGAGGCGCGATGAAACCTTATGATTCGGCAGTAGCATATGAAGTTGCCAAGCAGATACACGAACTGATTGGTAAGATTACTGAATCGCTGACCATGGGTTACATGTCCGAGAAGGAATACGCACGTGAATGCGGCATTCTCAACGGTTTAAAGCGTTCCCTCGAAATATTGGATGATGCCGAAGTGTTTGTCCGCAGGGGCAAGCACATATGGGAAATTGAAGAGGAACAAAACCGAAATGCCATATCGTCGTATGAATCATAGTGTCGATCCCAAGAAGGTAATTCTTGATGACATGGGCGACATCTCAAATGTGAAATTGTTTAACAACCAAGTTTTGGTGGCCATTTACTTGCGCCCAGAACAGACATCGACTGGTGTTTGGTTACCAGAAAAGAACCGTGATGAAGACAAGTATCAAGGCAAAGCTGGGCTTGTGATCAAACTTGGTCCGTTAGCTTTTGATGAAACAAATGATAACTTTTTCAAAGACGTAGACGTAAAACTTCACGATTGGGTTTACTTTAAGCCGTCCGATGGGTGGTCCATCACGGTGCATGGGGTTCTCTGCCGCATTCTCGATGACAGCGCCGTTCGGGGCAAGATCGATGCGCCGGATGTAGTTTGGTAAGGAGTGTATGATGTCAGATGAAAACAAAGACGAAATCGAAGTCGTTCTTGAAGCGCCAGAGCCCGATGCTGCCGACACACCGGCTGCGGCAACTGATGAAGTTCCGTTTGATAAGGGAATTGAAGCCCTTAAAGCTCAACTTGAAGAAGAAAAGCAAAAGCGACTTGCAGCCGAATCAGCGGCGCACGAAGCTTCTCGTCTCGCTCAACAAGCTAAGGTTGAGGTTGCAGATAATGAGATGCACCTCATTAACAACGCAATTGAAGCCGTAAAGCGCAATGCTGAGTTATTGAAGCGCGAATATGCCGAGGCGCTCTCCACTGGAGCGTATGATCGAGCTGCAGAAGTGCAAGAGGCCATTGCCAACAACTCCTATAAGCTATCCAAGCTTGTAGACGGCAAAGAGGCTTTGCACAACCGAGTGCAGAACCCCACACCGGCATCAAATGATCCAGTTGAGCAGGTGGCATCACAGCTGTCACCACGCTCTGCGGCATGGGTTCGGTCACATCCAGAGTATGTACGCGATCCAGTGAAGTACGAATCAATGCTGCGGGCACACAATGTGGCTGTCGCTGAGGGCTACTCACCCGATTCGGACGCATATTTCCAATATGTGGAAAACCGCTTGGGGTTTCGTAACGAGCCTAAAGCCGAGCCAGAGGCCGAACCAACGTCAGCAGCGGCTAAACCAGCTCAAAAAAGGCAAGCGGCACCTGCTGCACCGTCTTCCTCGGTGGCTGGTAGTGGCTCTGGACGAACATTAGTCGCTCGGCTGTCGGCTGAAGAGCGTGAAATAGCTGAAATGCTGAAGATTACACCCGAAGAGTACGCAAAGCACCGCGAAGATTTGCGTAAAGAAGGCAAGATTAACTAATAGGAGGCCGTAATGGTTCAAAGAAAGAGTGATTCGCAAAATACTGAGGTAACAGAAGACGTTACCAAGGCTGTTGTTGCACCTAGTGCTACAAAAAAGGTGCGTAAGAGCGCCAAAGAACGTGCAGCTGAGATCCGCAAGGCTCGTGGCGGCATGGATATGGAAGAAATTGATCGGTACAAGATTGATTTGACCAATGTCCCCGATGACTGGTCCTATGAATGGAAGCGCAAGACGCTTTTAGGCAAGGAAGACCCATCCTATGAGGTCAATTTGGCCCGAGGTGGTTGGGAACCTGTGCCGGTTGACCGCCATCCAGAGATGATGCCTGCCGGTTACAAGGGCCAGACCATCGAATTGGACGGCATGATCCTCATGGAACGGCCCAAGGAATTGACTGAGGAAGCTAAAGACATCGAAAAACGCCGCGCACGTGCCCAAGTCGTGGCAAAAGAAGCTCAGTTGTATGATACTCCAGATGGAACACTCCCACGTGATGCTGATGCCCGTGTTAAACCGCGCATTAGTAAAAGCATGGAACGCATGAGTATTCCTAACGAGTAATACTTGATCAATACTAAGTGGGTGTTGACAGTTGTTTAATACCCACTTATAAATACTGATACTAACAGCGCCCCCGGTGTGGCGCACTCACAACAGTATGTTGTTTCAGTCTCGCTCGGTGCGACGACAAAACAAACCCCCTCCCCGGAGTTTCCGACATGGCGAATACTTTTGCGCCGTTTGGATTCAGTCAGACTTCTGGTACCGGCTCTGCTCCTACCTATGAGCAGGTCACAGCTCTGATTGCTTCAAACTACTCAACCCCAATTTTCTTCGGCGATCCCGTGTATCCTTTGAACACTGGTTACATCGCTGGTTCTTCTGTCAGCCCCGGCACCACCCAAATCGCTGGTGTGTTCGTTGGCTGCAAATACCTTTCCGTTTCCCAGAAGCGCGTTGTTTGGTCGAACTATTGGCCCGGCTCGGACGCTAACGGTGACGTAACTGCTTACATCATTAACGATCCGAACGCTCAGTTCCTCGTTCAAGTCGGCGGTTCGTCCAGCACGGGTGTTACAACTGCTAATATTTACGCAAACGTCCAGTTTAACTACGGCACTGGCAACACTGCCAGCGGTATCTCTGGCGCTTACTTGGATATTACTGTCACCCCGACCACCACTGCTACGCTGCCATTCCGTGTTGTTGATCTCGTTGTTAACCCTCCGGGCGCAAACGGCACTTCGGCTGGTGCGTACAACTACGCAATCGTGGCCTTCAACAACGTCAGCACCAAGCAGCTGACTTCAGTTGGCTAATAAGGAGTAAGGACCAATGGCTGTTAATCTTAGTGCCATCAAAGACCTTCTCCTCCCCGGCCTCCGTGGAGTTGAAGGTAAATACGAGCAGATCCCGTCACAGTATGACAAGATCTTCACCAAGCATGATTCGAAAATGGCTCTCGAACGTACCGCAGAAATGCGCTACCTCGGCTACGCTCAGTTGAAAAACGAAGGCGGCCAGACCAAGTTCGATAACAACGCTGGTGAGCGCTACATCTATAACCAAGAGCACATTGAAATTGCTCTCGGCTATGCGATTACCCGCAAGGCAATCGACGACAACCTCTACAAAACACAGTTTGCACCTTCCAACCTCGGCTTGATCGAATCGTTCCAGCAGACGAAGGAAATCTACGGCGCTAACGTGTTGAACACTGCAACCACCTACAACTC